ATGAAATCAAAGAAAAAATTCAAAAAGTCCGACATTAAAAAAATTATCGACAAAATCTCACCTGAAAAAGAAGAAATTGATGAATTAATTGATTATGATGGTTCATTTGCAAATTCGAAAATACCAATCCACGACCCAAAAATGTCACCACAAAAAACTATGGACCAAACTATATTTTCAACAAGACAGGCCGGAAATCCTGTTCAAAGAGGTTATCGAGTTTATTACGGTGAATCAAAAGAAGAAACAATTACTCTTGGTGAAGAGGATTTGTCAGGAGCTTTTGGGTATGAAGATGTCTCAGGAATGACATATGAAGATTGTGTGGTTTATATGAAAAATGAGTTGGAGGTTGAAAATGCTGAAGAAAGATGTGCAACTTTTGGAAAATCACCCAAATTAGATTCGAAAGGTCAAGAAAGATTGGTTGAAAAGAAAATTACAGAGGTTCAACGTCAAAAAATGATGGGTATGTTGGAAGATTTGTTGGTTGGTAAATCAAAAGACTCAGACATTCAAAAAAAGGACAAATTCAATAAAGTTGATGATTTACCTTTATTAGTAAGAAAAAATCTCAAAAATTTACTAAAACAACTTGAAAAGAGTGGTATTAGTAAATCTGAAATTATTAAATTGATTAGAAATGAACAGTAATCTTTATAACAAATCTTGGGACTTTCCACAGGATATGAGAAATCATATGAAAGTTTGTTTTGGAAAATTGAAAGGTATTGATTCGAACACTGAGGGGTTTAATAGAAATAAGAGATTACAAAGTGCGGTTTCAATAGGTTATCCTGAATTGAAAAGGATTAAAAATTTTTTTGATAACTACACAGGAACTCCTCAAGACGCTCCTTTCATACTCAATGGTGAAAATAAAATGAAAACATTTGTAGATAGTATCCTCTCAGGTGCTAGACAATCTTTGTCGACAAGTAACCAAATCAGAAACAACACCGGTATGATGGACAATCAAGAATTAAAAATGGATAATTCAAATCCAAGTATGAATCTATCTAAAGATGATGCTAAGAAAAAAGCCATTGAAAAATATGACCTTCAAGTAACAGAAAGCTTGAAAAGAATAAACGACCTAATGACAAAAATTCTGTAAAAAATGGAACAATTACCTTTAGACTTTTCACAACCTGTAAATAGATTGACATCTATCGCAGAAATTGAAAGAAAGAAAAATTTGGTTAAAAACGATTACAACCAACAAGGAAACCAATATTCCTCAACCAATCCTGATGCAGTTGGTGATGGTGACGCAATTGGTAGAGGAACTGGAACATTCTTGGATGTTTACAATGAAGCTGCAGGAACATCGGTAGATGTTTTTGAAAGAAAAATGAACATCAAATTTAATGCTTACCAACCTAACAAACCATATCAAGTAGAAGGAGAAGTATAATGAAACTTTTAGAATCTCTAAAATCCCTACTAGTTGAAGCAACTTCAATCGATGATGTAAAAAAAGCCATCGATAATAAGATTGTTTGCATAGTAAATTATGAAGGAGATGAACCTGGTGGACGAGGAATTAGAGAAATCGAACCAGTTGCTTTAGGTAGGTCAAAGGCAGGTAATTTGGTTTTAAGAGCTTGGGATAGAACGGGAGCATCCCACACGGCATATATAGGTTCTCAACCTCTACCTGGTTGGAGATTATTCAGACTTGATAAAATGCCATCTTTTAAGTTTTCCCGTGAGAACTTTACAGAACCCCATCCAGGCTATAACTTTAGTGGTGACAAAGGTATGAGTTCGATAATAACAATCGCTAAATTTGATAATCAACCAATAGCAGCCTGATGAATAACGATTTGATGCAAAAATTAATGGTGGCAAAACAAATAATGAATGTCCACGATAAAAAACCCCGAGGCGGGGTAGGTACAGGGAATTTCAATACTCCCATGGTAGAGAGTTTTAATTCCCCACCAGCCACTTACAACATTCCACAGGAATTTATGGGACAACCACCACAACAGATGGTCCAAGAAAATAGTAACATTCCTGTCAAGGACAAAATTCTAAATTCAAAACTTCCTGACCACATCAAAAAATTGATGATTGAGCATCCAATTGAGCAACCAAATTCCAATAACGGAAGTGTTCTCAGCAACGAATTGGTCGAAGCCGCTTCAAGATTGATGAAAACTGATGCTGCTGGTAAAATAGCCTCACAAAAATCACAACCTCAACAACCACAATATCAATCAAACAATTTTGATATTAACCTTCTCAAATCAGTGATTAAAGAGACAATCGAAGAGGTTTTGACTGAAAAAGGTATGATTTCTGAGTCAACTCAAAAAACCAAAGAACAAATTTCATTCAGAGTTGGACAACACGTATTTGAGGGTGTTGTAACAAAAATTAAAAAAATGAAAAACTAACTTTTTTTTGATTGAGACCTTTCCTATACTTTAGGAAAAATATTCTCATGTCAAAAATTAAAGTTTTAGTATTACCATCTGACAAAACAGGAGTTGGTAAATTTCGTTCGGTAGACCCTCACATTTTTTTACAAAATTTATACCCTGACGATTTCCACGTTGACATTGTTTTTGACCCCCCTCAAAATGATTACAACTTTTGGACTCAATACCAAATTGTTCATTTCCACCGAGTAATCGCAAACAACTACGAATTCACTCAAAACTTTGTGCAAGTACTCAATAGTATGGGTATTATAACCATCATGGACTTGGACGATTATTGGTTACCTGGTAAAGAACACCCAATTCATGATTTAGTTCGAGTAAATGGAATTCATGAAAAAATTATTGAGAATCTTAAGGTTGCCTCTTATGTGACAACTACAACACCACTTTTTGCTGATGAAATTAGAAAATTCAACAAGAACGTAGTGGTATTCCCTAACGCAATTAATCCAAATGAACCTCAGTTCAAAGAACCAACTGTAGAATCTGACCGACTGAGATTTGGATGGTTGGGTGGTTCATCACACCTTCACGACATTATGTTGTTGGAGAGTATGTTCTCAAGAATGTATCAGTTAAAGGACAAATCTCAGGTGTTTTTGTGTGGGTTTGATACAAGAGGTACGGTAACTGAAATCAATTCTCAGACCAAAGAACAAAAACAAAGACCAATCAAACCTGAAGAAACGGTTTGGTTCAAATATGAAAACATTTTTACACACAACTCCAAATTGATTTCTCCTGAATACCAAGAATTCTTAATGAGGTTCAAAGAAGAGGATGATTCAAAGTACGCGGATGAGTTTTATCGTCGAGTATGGACAAGACCTGTTCAAGCATACGCAAGAAACTATGCAAAATTTGACGTATCTTTGGCACCAATTAAAAATCATATCTTCAACCGAGTGAAGTCACAACTTAAAGTAATCGAAGCTGGTTTCTACAAAAAAGCTCTTATTGCATCAAACCTTGGACCTTACACATTGGACCTTACCCATTCTTTGGACAAAGGAAATTTTGTTAATGGTAACGCATTGTTGGTTGATGAAAAAAGCAATCATAGTGATTGGTTTAAGTTTTCAAAGAAGTTGGTAGATAACCCGAATTGGGCATTTGATTTGGGTCAACGTTTGTATGAAACCGTAAAAGACACTTACGACATCAATAAAGTTACTGACACACGAGCTGAATTTTACAAATCTTTAATTAAATAATTCATGATTAATCAGTCAATTAATAAACTTTTGTTTTTTGATATTGAAACAGTTGGAATCACTAAAGATTATGCGGAACTTTCTGAAAAATATCCCGCACTTCTGAAACAATTTCATAACTACTTCGATTGGTTTCTTAAAAGATTCCCTGAGGACGCTAGTCTTACCAAAGAAGAAGTTTATTTCAACAGGGCGGCTTTAGTACCAGAATTTTCTCGTATTGTTTGTGCTAGTTTTGCCTTTATGACTCCTGATGGTAAAATACATAAACAAACATTTTCGGATTCTGATGAGAAAAAGTTACTCAAAGATGTTAATGTTTTGATGGATAAAGTATTCAGAATGGATTTTTGGTTGTGTGGACACAACATCAAGATGTTTGATATTCCAACAATACAAAAACGTATGGTAATAAACGGTATCAAACCATCATCCTTACTACCAGGTTATGACACAAAACCTTGGGAAGTAAAAGCAATAGATACTATGGATATTTGGAAAATGGGTAACAACTTTGCACTTTCATCCTTAGAGTTGATGTGTGCTGCTTTGGGGGTTCCTTCACCAAAAGAGGGTGAAATAACAGGAAACAGAGTTCACGAGGCATATTACATGTTTAACCAACTTGACTTGATTGTTGAATACTGTGAGCGTGATGTTGAGGTTTTGATTCACGTTATGAAAAAATTAAAAGAATTACAATAAGATGGAACTAAACAACGAGATAAATTTACTACAAGAAGAATTGTCAAATATTCTTCGTCAACTTCATGATGAAATGGGTGAAAATCCTGATTCAGAAGAAATGGATTTCGAAGAAACACACGGAATCAGTTTGAAAGAACTTGAAGATTCATTCAATGAAAAACAACCAAGAATGGTTGTCAAGTTCGAAAAGATTCACCCTGACGCTGTCTCACCAAAATACAACTATTCTACAGATTCAGGTTTTGATTTATACTCAGTAACACAAACTTTCATCGAACCGCTCTCAAGAGCTTTGGTGCCTACAGGACTTAAGTTTGACATCAAGGAAGGTTTTGAAATTCAAGTTAGACCAAAGAGCGGACTAGCTCTAAATCAAGGTCTTACTGTGTTAAATACACCAGGAACTGTAGATTCAGGTTACAACGGTGAGATTAAAGTTATTCTGTATAACTCAACTCACGACACCATTCAAATCCATTCGGGTATGAAAATTGCTCAAGCATGTATTTGTCCCGTGGTGAATGGTAGATGGATTAATTTCACAGAAACTGATAAATTAAGTGAAAAAGATAGAGGAGAAAATGGATTTGGGTCAACAGGAATATAATGGTAATGCAATTAGTCCAGTATTGCCAGATGGTTTGAAAAACTATCTTATTGACATTGATGGTACGATAACTGACGACGTTCCGAATGAAGAACCGTGGAGAATGGAAACTTGTTTACCCTACCCAGGGTCGGTCGATACCATAAATGATTGGTATAGTGAAGGTCACATAATTACTTTCTTTACTTCAAGAACCGAAAGTCATCGTAAAGTAACTGAAGAATGGTTACAAAAACATGGTTATTTCTATCATAACCTTTTAATGAATAAACCTCGTGGAGGTAATTACCACTGGATTGATAACCATATTGTTAGAGCAACTCGGTATGAAGGTAAATGGAATAAAATGACAAAGAAAAAATTAAATATTGAAGTCTTCGAATGATTACAATCGCTTATAGTACCCGAGAAACAAACCCTGAACTACAAGAATATTTCAGAAAAAGTTCCGGTGTCCACAATTCCCAGATAATTGAAGTAGTAAATCCTGATGGTAAATCACTAACCGAGGTTTACAATGAAATCTTAGAGCAATCTACATTTGACATTGTAATACTTTGTCACGACGACATTTATTTTGATTCAAACAATTGGGGTCAAAAAATTATGAACCACTTCAAAAGGTCCGATTATGGGATTTTGGGTGTAGCTGGTAGTACTCAACTACCTAAGAGTGGAATGTGGTGGGAAGACAGAACAAAAATGATAGGTATTGTTAACCACGAACATGAGGGTAAAAAATGGACCTCAAAATACTCGGATAACTTGGGTAATTCAATCAAAGAAACTGTCTTAGTTGATGGATTATTTATTGCATTACACAAAAATAGAATTAAGAAAAACTTTGATGAGAATGTAAAAGGGTTCCACCTTTACGATGTTAATTTCTGTTTTAGAAATTTCATTGAACAAGTAAAAATTGGGGTAGTATTCGACATTAAAATTACCCACAAGTCCATTGGTATGACTAATGAACAATGGGATGCCAATAGAAAACTTTTTGCCGAAGAATTTGAATCTCTACTTCCAGTAAAAATTAAAAAAACGGACAAGGATAAATTAAAAATTTTAATTGGTTGTTTGTTTTTCAAAAACTTTACTGGTTCGGAAGTTTATATCTTTGAATTAGCAAAAAATTTGGTCAAGGTGGGTCACGATGTGAGTGTGGTTTCAGAAATTGGAGGACCACTCACTGAAATGGCAAAAAAAGTTGGCATAAAAGTTTTTCCAACATCAGAACCTCCAGGTTACAAGATGGGGGATGGAAAATGGTTAGTAGAGGGTCCAAACGGAATCGGACCTTCAATACCAAATACCATGTATCGTGTCTCAGATATTAGTTTTGATATTATTCACGTACAACATGAACCGATAACAAATTATTTTCTCAATCTGTACCCTCAAATTGATAAAGTCAGTACAATACACTCGGAGGTAATTGAATTGGAAAAACCTGTTGTCCACGATTCAATCAAACACTATATCTGTATTAGACCTGAAATTAAAGAACACATTGAAAATGTTTATCAAATAGATGAATCTCAATGTTCAGTAATGTATAATCCAGTTGATTCAGATAGATTTCGTTCTTCAAACCAAAAGGAAGAAAACGCCTGTTTATTTGTAGGAACGATTGATTATTTGAGAGAAAATTCAATCAAAGATTTGGTCGAACAAACTCGGACAGAAAATTTAGAATTATGGCTCCTTGGTGAAAATAAGTCAGATTATTTGGATTCTCTATTACAAAACTCTCACGTAAAACATTTACAACCAACTTGGAATACTGAGAAATATATCAACAGGGTAAAATACACCGCAGGAATTTTGTTGGGTAGAACCACTATCGAAAGTTGGTTTTGTGGTAAACCTTCTTGGATTTACGATGTGGATTCCTCAGGACACATCAACAAGAAAACATTATTTGAACCACCAACAAAATCTGAACTTGAAAAATTTGATTCGAAGAACGTTACAAATCAAATACATAAACTTTATTTACAAACTATCAACTCATGAACCGTTTTATAGACTACGAAGAACTATCCAATAAAATTGTTCTTTGGATTAAAAATTATTGTATCACCAACAATATCGAATCTTTGGTTGTTGGTGTGTCAGGTGGCATCGATAGTGCCACCGTATCATCTCTTTGCGCTGAAACAGGATTACCAACAAACTTAGTTGTTTTACCAATTCGTCAAAATGTTGAAGAGACAATTCGAGCTAACAACCTAATTTCAATACTTCAAGACAAATATGAAAATGTCACCAAGTCTACAATTGAACTCAGTGAGGTTTTCAAATTACTTGATGACACCCTTTCGATGACCGCCACTAGTGAATTAGCTAGTGCAAATGTTCGTTCAAGACTCAGAATGATTTCACTTTATCACTTAGCAACAACTCAAAACGGAATTGTAGTTGGGACAGGTAATAAGGTTGAGGATTATGGGGTTGGATTTTTTACAAAGTATGGTGATGGTGGTGTTGATATATCTCCAATTGCCGACTTATACAAAACGGAAGTTAGGGAACTTGGCAAGTATCTTGGTGTAACAAAAGAAATATTGGATGCTAAACCAACAGATGGGTTGTGGTCCGATGGCAGAAGTGATGAAGACCAAATTGGTGCATCATACGAAGAATTGGAGTGGGCAATGGAGATTGGTCAATACAAAACTGAATTCAGTTCAAAAGAAAATGAAGTTATGAAAATTTATGAATCTTGGCACAAAAAAAATATTCATAAAATGAGACCAATACCTACCTTCAGAGTATGAAAATAGGAGTTATTGGTGCTGGACGATTAGGGATAACTTTTGCACTACTCTGTGAACAAGCAGGGTTTGATGTATTAGTTTCAGACGTAAGACAAGATTACATCGATGGTTTGAATAAAAAATTAATTCAGACCAATGAACCTGGTGTGTTGGAGTTACTCCAAAAAACCACAAAATTTTCTGCAACAACAGATAATGTGAAGGTCATTGAACAATGTGATGTTGTTTACACCTTTGTATCAACTCCTTCTAAACCAACTGGTGAATACGACATTACGTATTTAATGGATGTTGTGCATGATTGGGGTTGGGCATTTGAAAACGAAATACCTGTTTTTGGAAAAATATTTGTTATTGGGTGCACAACCAATCCTGGTGATACAAGAAAAATTATGGATATTTTGAATCCAATGAATATTGATGTTTGTTACAATCCAGAATTCATAGCTCAAGGTGAAATTATCAAAGGTTTGGAACAGGCCGATATGGTTTTGATTGGGTCAACTAATCAAAATAGTGTGAATACCCTCTCTAAGATATATTCTAAAATTCAAACAATACCTGTTAAGATTAATTCAATGTCGTCAATGGCTGCGGAAGTTACAAAAATATCAATAAATTGTTTTCTAACCACCAAAATTAGTTATGCCAATTTGATTGGTGAAATTCTAACAAGCGCTGGTTTGTCTGATGAAATTAAGTTGGTATTACATTCAATAGGTAATGATTCTAGAGTTGGTTCCAAATATTTGAATTATGGTTTTGGATTTGGTGGACCATGTTTACCACGAGATAATAGAGCTTTAGGTCACTTTGCATCAGCTTTAGGACTCAAAGTAAATCTTCCATACGCAGTTGATGATTTCAATGAAAGTCACTCACAATTCTTGAGAAACCATTGGGAAACAATTAATCCCGACAAAAATGTACCATTTGTTATGAATCATATAACCTATAAAAAGGGAACTGATATGTTGGTTGAATCACAACAATTGAGATTAATGTATGACTTATTAAATGACGGGTATTCTGTTAATATCATTGAGTGTGATTACATTTTGAATGACAGAAAACTTTTGTCGGAATTATCAAATGATTTCGGTAATAGGGTTAAATTTTACACTGAAGGGTCTAAACCCGAAGGAATACCAATTCATTTCTGATTATGATTTTATATTGTTACGGTACGAGACCCGAGTATATCAAAATAAAAAAATTGATATCTCTTTCTAATAATATTCCTCACAAAGTTTTATATACCGCCCAACACAAAGATATTGTTTTGGGAGATTTTGACTTCAAACTTGATATTGAGAACGGACTCAACAGACTTGACACAATTGTATCATCAATACTTTCTGACGGAATTAATGAGTGTTTACAAGGGATTGATTATGTTTTAGTACAAGGAGATACCGCATCGGCCTTTGCCCTTGCATTGGCCGCTTTCCATAGAGGTATCAAAGTTATTCATTTAGAAGCCGGTCTCAGAACCTATGATAAAATGAATCCATATCCTGAAGAGTCTTACAGACAATTTGTGAGTAGAATTGCCGATATTCACCTATGTCCTACAGTCACAAATGCAAATAATTTACATGATGAAAAAGTGGGTGGAGAAATTTATATTGTCGGTAATACCGTATTGGATAATTTAGACAAGGAAAATCTGAGTTACGATAATATAGTTTTAGTAACCCTACACAGACGCGAAAACCATGAAGAAATGGGAAATTGGTTCAAAGAAATTGATTCAATTGCCAGTCGATACCCTGAACTTCGTTTTATTTTACCAATTCATCCAAATCCAATGGTAAAAAAACACAAACACCTTTTACAAAATGTAGAGGTTGTTGAACCCATGAACCATGACCAATTTATCGAAACAATGAAACGATGTAAATTATTAATTTCTGATAGTGGTGGGGTTCAGGAAGAAGCGTCTTTTTTTAACAAAAAAGTAATTGTTTGTCGTAAAGTTACTGAACGAACTGAGTCATTGAATATTCATTCCTATTTGTGTCCAACCCACAATGAATTAAGTTTATTATTTGACAGGCTAATTTATGATTATAAAGTAGATTATGAATGCCCGTATGGTGACGGATTTTCATCAGAAAAAATTATTAAAATATTAGAACAACTATGAGTGTTACAGTGGTCTTAAATGGATATAAAAGAGGTGCTCACTTGAAGACACAACTTGATGCTATAAAACGTCAAACAGTTCAACCTGATGAAATTCTTTTGTGGCAAAACTTTGGAGAAGATTTCAAATCAGAATTGACCTCACAGACTACTCACGCTTCTTGTAATAAGAATTTAGGAGTTTGGGCTCGATTTGCCTTTGCACTAAATGCTAAGACCGAGTACATTTGTGTTTTTGATGACGATACAATCCCTGGTCCTAAGTGGTTAGAAAATTGTTTGGAAACTATTAAAACTCACGATGGATTACTTGGGACTATTGGTGTCAAATTTTTATCTGAGACAGGTTATCAACCTCATGTCAGACATGGTTGGGCACAACCGAACGAACAGGTTGAAGAAGTGGATATTGTTGGTCACGCATGGTTTTTTAGACGAGAGTGGTTATCAACTTTTTGGAGAGAATTACCCTCGATTGAACAATCGACTTTAGTTGGTGAAGACATGCATTTTTCATACACTTTACAAAAGTACCTTGGTAAAAAAACTTTTGTTCCTCCACACCCCAAAAACCAAGTTGATAAATGGGGAAGTATTCCAATGACTGCATGGTCCATCGGACAAGATTCTGCAGCTATATCGATGAACTTTGACAATTTGAAAATTATGTCCGATACTTTTGTCAATTATATTAATAAAGGATTCCAATTGATGAAAAATAGATGAAAACGTTTGAAGGACATTTAGAATTATTTCGAGAAAAATTATCGAATGGTGAGAATTTTGCATTCACAAGATTTTCTGATGGAGAATTGTTTATTCTACAAAACAAACGATTGGAACTGAATGAAAATCACTATATCATTGGCAACAATTTAGGTATGGGTCGATACAATGAGGAAGAACAAAAAAAGTTTCATCCTGAAACCCATTCAGAAAATAGGCAGATGTTAATTGACTCTCTCCAACACCAACAAGAAAATTATTTCAAAGGTATATCCTGTAGATGTTGTGTATCACAATCTGATTTTGATTTTCAAATGGAAATGGCAGGTGGTGATAGTGAATACATGACTTGGTCAAACTTGTTTGTTAACGGAAACTATGAAAAATATTTAGAACGAATTGTACCATTGTTCAAAACAAAAAAAGTAATAATCGTTGTAAATAAATCCGCCGATATATCTCAATTAGGTTTTGATATCGTAAAAGATTTCAGAGTTGGTACTAATTGTTTTATCAACGATGTCTCAATCATCGATGATTTGAAAAAGTATATTTCAGAAAATGACATTCGAGACCATTTGGTTTTGGTTTCCGCCGCCAGCTTGTCAAATTTAATAATCCATCAGTTATTTCGTGAGTTTCCCAACAACACCTATTTAGATATGGGAAGTACACTAAATCCAATTATGAAAATGGAAGGATGGAAAGGAAGTAGAGAATACCTAAAAGAGTATTGGATGAAACAAGGTAGGTTTTATCTAGAAAAGAATTGTATATGGTAAATTTAGAATTAGTATTGAATGCACCTGAGTATTATGAAGTTATCAGAGAACTCAGAACTGACCCTAAGAATTTACACGGGTTTGTTGAACAGGTATCTATTACTCCTGAACAACAAAAAAATTACATGGATAAATTTGGTAACGACTATCAAATTTGTTTGAGAAACGGAGAACCTGTTGGATTTGTAGGTGTTGTAGACAAAGACATCAGATTTGCTGTGAATCCAAACTACCATGGACAAGGTATTGGTAAATTTATGATATCTAAACTTGTTGAACAAAATAGAGATGTTTTAGCAAAAGTTATGGTAGATAATGTTGCCAGTAAAAAAGTGTTTGAGTCTTGTGGATTCAAACTATACAAACAAGATGAAAACTTTTTATATTTTTCTTTATGAATCTTAGAAAACCCAAAACAAACCCATATAAAATTGTAAAACAATTTGAAGAAGAAGTTGCTGACTACACAGGAGCTCCTTACGCAATATCAGTCGATAACTGTACCAACGCATTATTTTTAGTGTGTAAGTATTTGGAAGTACAACAAGTAACTATTCCATCTAAAACTTACTTATCTGTTCCACAATCAATTATCCACTCAGGTGGAGAAGTGATTTTTGACACTTCAGAAGAGACAAACAATTGGCAAGGTATATATCAACTTAAACCCTACCCAATCTATGATTCGGCTAAAAGATTTACCTCGGATATGTATATCCCTGGTAGTTTTATGTGTTTATCATTTCACATAAAAAAACACCTCAAAATAGGTAAGGGTGGTATGATTCTTACAGACAGTGAAGATGCTGTTAAATGGTTCAAACAAGCTCGTTATGAAGGTAGAAACGAGGTTTTATATCACGAAGATGACATCAAAATGCTTGGTTGGAACATGTATATGACCCCTCAACAAGCATCACACGGATTGGCACTTATGCAAAATTACCCCATGAATGTTCCTGATTTAGATGAACATAATGGATATAGAGATTTGACTGATTTCACAGTATTCAAAAACTGTAAAAAAATCTAAAATGTGTCCTTCATTTGAAGAATATCAAAAATTATTTACTCCCACCTATACGGGAGATTTATGGCGTGGAGCAAGGGGTGAATCAAAATCTGGTGGAGGTTCATCCCTTTCTTACGCGGAAAATTTTAAGAACACTTTAGAAATCACGATTTCGGATTTTGAAGTAGAAACTATTTTTGATTGTTCATGTGGTGATTGGAATTGGATGCGTTCTATAAAAGATATACTACCCAATTACTTGGGTGTTGATGTAGTTCAAGAAATTATTGATGTAAACACTGAAAAATTTTCGGCAGAAAACATCAATTTTGTTTGTAACGACATGTTATCTGAGTTGAAGTCCAAACCGAACGATTCAATTGATTTGGTAATTTGTAGACAAACTTTTGAACATCTGTCCAATGGATACATTATCGATGTCCTCAATGAAATTAAAAGGGTTGGAAAATATCTTATAATAAACTCCAATAATACGATTTCACAAAATGTTGAGTTTACGGCTGATGGATTAAACTCTAGAAATATAAACATGGATTTAGAACCTTTCGAACCCATTTTGGGACTACCCGAGTTTTATTTTTACGATTCAATAGGTCAAAAAACTGAGGGAAATCTCGCATATTTTTATCGATTAGGAAATGAAATTTAAGATATTATTTATATCAGGTATTTTTGATTATTGGGGCTCGCCAAGTGGGAATTATATTCTATATAAGACCTTGAAAATGATACCCAATTTAGAAATTAAAGTCATAGGTGTTGGGTCACATTCTTTCAGTGTTTTTAGACCTGACCCCGAGGACTATCATGGGGAATTTACTATTAGAACAAATACCGCAGAATTTATATATAAAGTACCTGAACATGATTTTTTAATCATGACAGGACCAGATTTAACCTACGATATTTTAGGTCCTATTATTGAAAGAAATAATAGTAAATTAATTATCTCAGCCATGACTCATTGGGTGTATGGTAATTCGGATTCATATCCTGAACTGAACCCACAAAACTTTGTTGGTCCATATATCCAAAAAAGAAAAGAATTTTTTTCGAATGTAAACGCGACAATATTATGTCACTCGACATATTCTCAAAATATTCATAGTGTGAGTCCTTTGAATAATTTGAAATCTTACGTTATCCCTCTACCATTTGAAGAGATTGATACTTTAGAAACAAATAAAAAACTTGTAGATAACGCAAAGAAAAAAATTCTATGGGGAACCACTCAACCTCAAACGAAACGGAAAGGTTTAGATTTTTTTGAAAAGGTTTTACAAATTCTCGAATCAAAAGTAGATAACGATATTATCATGGTATTAACTGCAGGACATTCTGTTGAATTAAACACTAAGTTTGAACACAAAAAATTGGGTTATTTTCCTGATAGAAAATCATTATCTGATGCTTATCAGTCTGCTGATGTTTTTGCTCAAACAACATTTGCCGATGCGGGACCTATGATGGTTGTAGAATCCTTAAAAAATAATTTACCAGTCGTTTCATTAAAAACTAATATTTCATTAGATTTAATTGAGGATGGAACAAATGGGTATTTGTGTGATGGGGCTGAAGATTTTGCGGAAAAAATTATCCAATGTTTATTTGACGGAACAGTAAAAATGGATTTAGATAAAGTAAAAAAATTCAACTCCAAAGATTCTGTCGTCCAAAAATACCAAGAAATGTTTTTGGACCTTTACCAAAAATCATAAACAATTATATTATTCTAAAAAATAATATGATAAGTTTTAGTCATTTAGGAGAATACGGAAGATTAGGAAATCAGTTATTTCAATATGCAATTTTGAAGTCAGTCCAAAATAAAACAGGATTTGAAATTGTATTACCAAAAGATATTAATGTTAGAAATTGGCACGGACAACAATGCCTCATGGGAAATTTCAAACTCCCATCCTGTACCTATGGAAATTTAGATATTAAAAACTATTTCCATGAAAAACAACTCCGAATTTTTGATACCGATGTTTTTGATGTAAAAGACAACACTGACTTTATGGGATTCTTTCAACATCCCAATTATTATACCCCCATCAGAGACTTGCTTATCGAAGAATTTGAAATGATTAATTCAATTCAGGATAAAGTTGATGAATACCTACATAATTTAGGTACCACAGTTTCATTACACGTCAGAAGAGGAGACGTAAGTGATGGTACAAACCCAACTGATACTCAGTGGTCCAATGATTTTTCAGAGGGGTCAGTTCTTTACAATTATTATACAAACGCACTTAAGGAAATCCCCACAGATTCAACAATCTTATTGTTCACAGGAGGTTCAAGAAAGAATGTTTTGGAGAGTGACATTGATTGGTGTAAAAGACATTTCAAAGATGAAAGAATTGTATTTGTAGAGGGATTCAATGATATTGAAACTTTTAGCCTTATGAAATCTTGTGATTATAATATCACATCATTTGCCTCAACTTTCTCATGGTGGGCATCTTTTCTAAACAAAAAAAACAACGTAATTGCACCAAAGAATTTTTATCCATCGATGGTGTTAGATACATCAAATGTTTATCCTGAAAATTGGAAATTATTATGAAAAAAATTATCGTATTAGGTGGTGGCGGATTTATTGGTGGTCACCTCGCAAAAAGACTTAAATCTGAAGGGAATTACGTTCGTATTTGTGATTTGAAAAAACATGAATACTTCGATGAAAAAGAAATTTGTGACCAATTTATTGTTGGTGATTTAACAGACCCCAAGTTAGTGGAATTGGTTATTGATGAAGGTGTTGATGAACTTTATCAACTGGCCGCAGACATGGGGGGAGCTGGTTATATTTTCACGGGTGAAAACGATGCAAATGTGATGCATAATTCAGCATTGATTAATTTGAATGTTTGTCATGAATCGTCAAAAAAGAAAGTGGGTAAAGTTTTCTATTCCTCCTCAGCTTGTATGTATCCAGAACATAATCAGTTGGACCCCAATAATCCAAATTGTGAAGAATCTTCGGCATATCCTGCTAACCCTGATTCAGAATATGGGTGGGAAAAACTATTTTCAGAAAGATTGTTTTTGGCATTTAAGAGAAACTATGGATTGGATGTAAGAATTGCCCGATTCCACAATGTATTTGGTCCACAAGGAACATGGAAGGGTGGTAAAGAGAAGTCACCAGCTGCGATGTGTAGAAAAGCCGCAGAGGTAAACGATTGGGACAAAATACCGGGTCAATCAAGACCCGAATATCAATTAGAGGTTTGGGGTGATGGACAACAAACACGTTCATTTCTTTATGTTGATGAGTGTGTTGAAGCGGTTCTTAGATTAATGGAAAGTGATTTTGTGGGACCAGTGAACATAGGTTCTGAGGAAATGGTAACAATCAACGAACTTGCACAAATTGCCATCGATTTATCAGGAAAAGACATCAAAATCAAAAATATTGAGGGTGAAACATTTGTAAATAAATATGGATTCCCATGTCCTCTTGGTGTCAGAGGTAGAAACTCTGATAACAAACTTTACCGTGAAAAAGTGGGTTGGGAATCAAAGTTAACACTTAGAGAAGGTATGGAAAAAACATATAGTTGGATTGAAGAACAGGTTATAAAAAACAAATCCGAAAACGTTTACATCTACGAAAGTCCCGACAAAGGTAATACAGTGTATCGTAGAGAATTTGGAAAACTTGAAAGGGATATTATCTAATGGAAAAACCAATAATTTATAACGCAAAAGAATGTAGTAGTTGTACCATCCCAAAAGGATGGGGTCATGAAATTATTTTTGAAAACAATGACCTCTATTGTGGGAAACTTCTCGTATTCAAAGAGGGTATGAAGTTTTCCATGCATTATCATCTTTTGAAAGATGAAACTTGGTATGTTAAAGAAGGAGAATTTATTTATCGATGGATAGATACAGAAAACGGCTCTGTAATCGAAAATAAATTAAAAGAGGGGGACACAGTTCGTCAACTACCTGGTCAACCTCATCAATTAGAGGCATTGAGTGATGGTATAATTTTCGAGGTTTCCACTTCTCATTTTGATTCAGATTCTTATAGAATATGGCCGGGGGACAATCAAAACCTTTGAAAATTTGGGTAAATGGAACTTTCGATGTGATACATCGAGGTCACATCGAGTTATTACGATATGCCTCAAAAATGGGACAAGTTAGAGTTGGATTGGATTACGATGAGCGTGTCAAAAATTTCAAAGGAGATGACCGACCAATTAATACTTGGAATGACAGAAAATTTCTAATCGAGAGTTTAGTTTTTGTCGATAGTGTAGTTGGTTTTGGTTCGGATGAAGAGTTGGAAAATGAGGTCAAAGTGTGGGGTCCAAAATATATAATTGTTGGTTCAGATTACAGAGATAAGAAGGTTATTGGTTCACAATATTGTGAACAAGTGTTATTCTTCGATAGAATCGGAAATTACTCCTCAACAAATATAATAAGAAATGAAAAAAATCTTAGTGGTAGGTGAAACTTGTGTAGATAGTTTTATTTATGGTGTTGTTGAAAGATTATCTCCTGAAGCTCCCGTACCGATTCTAAAACCAACCCATGTTACTTCCAATTCAGGAATGTCTGGTAACGTGGTTTCCAACCTAAAGAGTATCAATGCCAAACTTGACATTACTCACTTAACAAATTCAGAACAAATAAAAAAAGTCAGATTTATTGAAGGTAAATCTAACCATATTTTCCTAAGAGTTGATAAGGGTGAGAATAAAAAACTAAATCAAATAGATATGAATGATTTAGTGAATTTAGATTCTTATGATTCAATTATAATTAGTGATTATGACAAGGGTTTTTTGACTTCGGAAATCATCAATTTTATCAGTTCTAATAATAAAAAAGTTTTTTTAGATTCTAAAAAAGATTTAACAGAAATCGAGTTGTCAAATCTATTTTTAATCAAACTTAATGAGGATGAGTATAATAACAACAAAAACATAGTTGACTCAAATCTTGCCAAATTTGTTATAACTTTGGGACCCAAGGGTGCCAAACATAACAATATTATTTATGAATCTCCAAAACCTCAAGAAACAATTGATGTTAGTGGTGCTGGAGATACTTTCATCGCCGCTCTTGTGTCGAAATATCTTGACACTGACGACATCTCACAATCGATAGAATTTGCAAACAAAATGAGTTCTGTAGTTGTGAGTAAAAGAGGAGTTACAACTCCATAACCAAAATTTCAAAATATGAGAAAAAAAACAACAAAATTATCAGGTCAGACAGAAACAGTTTTTCAAAAAAAACTTACAAAAAAAGAACTTATTACAAGAATTGTCCCCAAGAAAACAAGAGAAAAATTTTTATCTGACAATCAGAGAATTTACTATGAAATTTTACATAAAAACCAAATAACAATTTGTTCGGGTCCAGCTGGTGTTGGTAAAAGTTACATATCCATGAAAGCCGCTGTGGATTTATTATCAGACCCCGAAACCCCTTATGACAAAATAATAATTGTTAGACCAGCGGTAGAAGCTGAAGAAAAACTTGGTGCACTACCTGGTAATGTTGAGGAAAAACTGGACCCATATATATTCCCATCATACTACCTTTTGAATAAAATTATTGGTAAGGAGTCTCGAGAAAAACTTAAAGAAATCGAAGCGGTGGAAGTTTTTGCTTTAGCATATATGAGAGGGATGAACATTGATAATTCGATTCTTATTTTTGAAGAAGCTCAAAACTGTTCTCCAAAACAAATGAAGTTGTTGCTAACAAGAATTGGTTACAACAGTAAATTTTTCATCTCAGGAGATTTGGAACAAACTGACAGATATAAAGATATAAAACATTCGGGTCTGTGGGATGCTATTGAAAAATTCAGAAACATTGATGATATTGGTGTATTCGAGTTTCAGGATTATGACATTGTTAGAAATCCTTTAATTTCGAAAATCTTGACAAAATACGAATAATGAGAATTGCAATAGAAGTTGATGGGGTCCTACGAGACACTTTTAGTAAGATAGAACAAATCTATCAAAAATTTTTCATTGATGAGTTGGAGTTGGTGGATGAAGACTTCCAATTTGAAATTGTGAGACCTTTTGATACTCCTGATTTCAAAACTCACTTTAAGTTCAAAACAGATGAGGAATATCTGTCATTCATATATGAAGAATTTGCAATGCAAATTTTTGGGCATTCACCATCTACTCATATGTCAACATTTCAAGATTTGAATGAAATTTATCGGAAATACAAAGACGATTTCGAATTTGTTTTAATAAGTGAACAGGTTGGTAAAACAAAACCAGCAACCCTTTTCTTTATTTCAAAGTTTGGTTGTGAAATAGATAGAATTATTTTCTACAATAAACTAAATGAGGAAAAGATATGGAAAGAGTTCGATATTCTGTTAGCATCTAACCCTCATTTATTACAAGAATCAAAGGATAAAACTTTAATTAAATTCGAAACGTCTTATAATTCAAGTATCAAAATTGATAAAACTATTTCGAATTTGAAAGAATTTGAAGAAGAACTTAAAAAATTAAAAAACAATGATTGAAGTTTTTGGTGAAACCTGGCATTTCAACCTAAATAAGATTGACGAATTTGTTAATCTACCAGTTAGTGACACAGGTACCACAGAAGGTCAACACATTTCAATACTAAAGTATGAAATGATAAAAATGATGTCAGATGTAATATTGAGTGAACAAGACGAAGTTGATGAGAAACTCGGTCAAAAATCATCTGAATCCCTTTCAATTCCATTCAGATTAGCATGGAATACAATGTTAAGAAATAAATTAATCGAGAAATTATAAAAAATGGAACAACAAGAATTAGTCGAAAAAATCAAAGGCTCAATTAAAAATATCGAAGAAAAAAACAATAGAATCTATTTCTTCGTTCAAGACACAAGAGGTAATGCCAAGGCTTCAATAGTCTACATTTACGAAATGGCGATGACACTCCATAAAAATGGTTACAGTGTAATTATGTTACACGAAAAAAATGATTTCACTTCAGTAAGTAATTGGTTGGACAAAGAATATGAAACTTTGGTTCACCAATCTGTAGAAGGAACAAACCTTCAAATCGCACCTGAAGATATTCTAGTAATACCTGAAATTTTCGGTTATGTAATGGAACAAGTGAAGAACTTACCTTGTGGTAAAATTGTTCTTTGTCAAGCAGTAGACCATATGTTAGAGACCTTAACACCAGGTACAAGTTGGAGTCAATTGGGATTTTATAAGTGTATCACAACATCTGAAACTTTGGAACAAGCGATTTCTAAAGTGATGAAGAAAGTTTCCGTAGAGGTTATTCAACCTGTAATTTCAGAAAAATTCCGTAAACAACAATATCCACCCAAACCTATCATTGGTATCCATTCAAGAGAACAAAGAGAAGGTATCAATCTTATCAAACAGTTTTACCTAAAGTATCCTCAATACAGATTTTTCACTTTTAGAGATTTAAGAGGTCTTTCTCAAGAAGAATTTGCCAACTCACTTCAAGATTGTTTCTTGGGTGTTTGGTTAGATTATACCTCATCATTCGGTACTTTCCCATTAGAATGTATGAAATCGGGAGTTCCTGTACTTGGAAGAATCCCTTACATCAAGCCCGAATGGATGAATGAAAAAAATGGTGTATGGGTTGATAACCCAACACAAATGTCGGATATAATTGCTGACATTATTCAGACATGGTTAGAAGACAATTTGGTTCCCGAATTGTATACAGAAGGTAGTGAAACTGCCGAACAATATTCAGACAGAAATAAATTCGAAACGATGGTATTAGAAACATTCTCAGAATTTTCAAATAAACGAAAAGAAGCTTTTGAAGCACAACTTAATCCCGAAACAGTATAATCATGGAAAATAAATTAAATTTATCAGTTATTCTACCAATCAAATCGGCTTTGATGAAGTCATTTGACCATTATTTTGAAAAAGCAATTAAATCCCTACAAGTTCAAGTTGTTGGTTTCAATGAATTAATTATTGTCCATACAAAAGAAGAAAATCTTGTAAATATTCTTAAATCATACGACTTTGGTGATTTGAACGTGAAGTTAGTAGAATTTGATGGTGAGTCTAACTATCAAAAACAAGTAAATCTTGGTATTGAATCGGCATCAAGTGAATGGATTTCTTTTTTCGAGGTTGATGATGAATATGCTAATATTTGGTTCAAAAATGTTTTGAAATATGCTGAATCATATCCTGATGTTGATGCGTTCTTACCGATTGTTGTCGATGTGGATGAAAAAGAAGTTTTTGTAGGATTTACAAATGAAGCAACATTTGCAGCAAGTTTTACTCAAGAAATGGGATTTTTGAATAATGAAACTCTTATGGATTTTCAAAATTTCCAAACAGCAGGAATGGTAGTTAAAAAAAGAGTTTTAGAAGATTATGGTTCGTTCAAACCTTCCATGAAATTGACGTTTGTATATGAATTACTTCTTAGACTTACTTACAATTCTTTGAGAATTATGACAATCCCAAAGATTGGGTACAAACACACTGCTATGAGAGAAGGCTCAATATTTTGGAATTACAAAAATGGTTCTGAAATTATGACAGAACCCGAAGTTAAGTTTTGGATTTCAACCGCAAAAAAAGAATTTTATTTCGCTGAAGACAGAAACATAAAATATGAAGTAGAAAATGTTTGATGTATTCTTCCGAAACCACATCAACTACTGTTCTCAAAAGGGGTAGAAAACCAACTAATGTAAATTATTTTGATGAACCAGAGGAAAACGCGGTGAGAAGGTATCTTATCGCTGACACCTTTGAAGAAAAAAACAAAATTTACAACGAGTTTTTAAGAGACCCTTTAGACAAAATGATATCTTCTATTATCAGAAGATATAAACTGTATCGTAAAGATATGGATTTTACTGAAATCCATACCGATACACATTCATTTTTGATGACAAAAGTTGACAAATTCAAACCAGATAAGAATAAAAAAGCATATTCTTATTTTGGTACAATTTGTAAAAATTATTTGATGGGTCAAATAATCAAAGACCAAAAAGACCAAAATCGTAAAATATCGTATGAAGATATTTCATCTCAGTTGGAGACGAGACCTGATATGATATATTATTTGGAGTATGAAAAACAAGAGGCCGATGCTGTAATTATTGAGTTTTTGAAAGAGTTGAGAACCACTTTGGATGAGACAAATTTGAACGATAACGAACGTAAATTGGGTATAGCACTTCTTGAACTTTTTGAAAACTATAAAACAATTTTTTTAGGTACAGATAATAATAAATTCAACAAGAATGTCATTTTACTATCGATTAGAGAAATGACTAATTTATCTACCAAAGAAATACGGACAGCGATGAAAAGATATAAAAAACTATATTACGTTGTTGTAAATGGAATGATTGAGTAAAATCTCCGTCAAATTATATTTATTAGTATGTCTAGACCAAAGAAAAAAGAAATATCTCTAAGTAAAGATTCAATTCTTTCACTTCTACAGGAAATCTATAATGAACTTGTAGAACAAAGAAGCACTGCGATTAGAGTTCAAAACAAAATGTTGTCACTTCTTAAAGATGCTGAGGACATGAAAGAAATTGGTCCCGTACTTGAAAAACAACAAAGAATCATTAACGAGTGTGTTGAAAAAAAGTTGACCTTAGCAAAACTCCAATCGGCAATTTGGGAAAAATCTAATGTTCAAGATGATAACATGTCTTTGACAGACATTGATGATGATATGTTACAATCTCTAATCAAAAAAGACATTGAATCCATAGATACGGATAAGCCATATAGTCTCAAATAATATCATATGGCACTAGACTTAGATAACTCATACAAAAGGTTGAGTGAGTCCATCAAAAGTGTGGAGACATTCAATCAAGTTTTAGATTCTGAAAAACAATCTCAGTCACAACAACAAAGCTCATTAGAAAAAAGTTCGGAAGAAACACTATCTCCTTTGGACCAACTTAAGGAGCAAAAAAAGAGATACCAAAGACAAGTTGAAAGTCAGTTAGATAAATTGTTGAACATCAACAAATTACTTCCAAATGATAGGTATACGGGTAAAACTGCAACATCAACTTCGAGTTTTATCAAAAATTCATTTTCTGAAGCTTTGAATCAGGTCAAATCAAAATTACCTGAAATCATACAAGAAGAGATGTTAAAACAGTTGGGTTGTACCCAAGAACAAACCTACTCATTAGGTCCTTTTTATATCCCTGTTGAATCTATTGACTTGGCGGGAAATCTCAAAGAGGCTCCCGATTCCACCGTAGGAAAATTGTTTTATGAAAAACCACCGATTGTAATTCAGAACAGTCCATTCTCGATGAATAAGGAATTGTATAACCGAATTCAGAACCCTGGGTTATCTTACAATAACGAATACGGAAAAAACTATAAAGGAGCATCGTCTCAAGAACTTTTTAACTTTACCTATGTTCAACAAGATGCAAATGGTAATAATGGTAATTTTTACAAAGTAGATTTAATTCCAAGAGAAAATAACAAAAACTTAGTTGGTCAATTTCTGACTGATTATTTCAAATCAATCCAACTTGTTGACACTAAAAACATTTTCTTACAAGTTTTCCAAATAATTTTTGGTTCGATATCAATTCAACTCAAACAAGGACAAGGTCAAATTTTGGATTTTAGTTATTTCCAAAGAATTATGACTCGAGTCTTGGGATTATGTTTTGATAACAGAAGTGAAATCGATGTGAGCGGAATCGCAAAGGTTGCTCCTTTAGATGGTGTTGATGATTCGTTCTTTGAACTTACTGACGTTGATTTGAGATTGATTGAATCAAAATTATCAAACATACAGCAAGGAGTTTTTGAATACATTGATTGTACAAATGTTAAACAACCACTCAATGTAAACGAATTATTTGATACACTTCTTTTGACTTTAGATGTTGATGACAATAATTCAGCTGAAAACACAGCCATTTTTAATCAGGCAACTCAAACAATTAAAGATAAAACATTAGGTCCAAAGTTTGAACTCGGTGTTAAAATAGATGATGATATAATTTCGACCTTACCACAAGCAATTTTTGCAGCAGTAATCACACCTAAAGTTCTTTTTCCCTTTATGATTCTAATCAAAGCTTTAGAATCAACAATTGCCAACATCCAAACCTCAGCAGTAAACGTTGTATACAACTACGAATCTTTTGTCAGAACCTACAAAAAGTTTGTAATAGAAGTTGTTTCAAGAATTACCGCAGAGTTTGTTAAAATTTTGAGAGATATTATCGTTAGAGATGTGAGAAAACTTTTGAGAGCTTTGACGAGAGATTTGAAAAAGAATCAAATAACAAAAAAATACGCAATTATTGCACAACTTTTAGAAGCATCAATCTTGATTACTCAGTTGGTTACCGATTACAGAAAATGTAAAAGTGTTGTTGATGATATTTTGAATATTATTGAATTTGCATTGCGTGGTGCGGATTTACCAACACCACCTTTTTTGAGACCTTTAGCAGCACTTAGAACCGGATTCAACGATACTCGAGCCATGTTGGAGGTTATCAAAACCTTACAAAAAAATGGAATACCTACAGGCCCGATGCCTGATGGAAGTCCAAATCTTTACTTATTAGCAATTAAGTCTCAAATTGAAGGTATTGAATTAGAAAGAACTAAAAACGGAAAAACCGAATCGTTGGCACCCCAGCAAGTAGTACTACCGATTGGGATAACAGTTCCACAACCTTTTGCATCAATTATCAAATGATTAAGAGCGATAAAGTAAATTACGAAGAAGTACAAAAAATAGTTGCCGACTTAAAGAGTAGTAGCAACAAAGAACTCATTGCCGTGATGGATTTTTTAGGTGAAGATTTTGAAGAAACAAAAAATATGGTAATTGATTTGACCATTCACCTTGACAATATAGAAAATCTATACAATACGATTTTGAAAGAACATCAACAAAGAAATGGACAGGCTCCAAAATAAAATAATATTCCCCGCAGAGGTTGTTAACAACCAAGACCCCCTAAATATAGGAAGGGTTCGAGCATATCCCTTGGATAAGAATGTCCGTGCGGCTTTGGATGGTTTTGGATTCAAAGACCCTCAAGACCTATGGGGACCAAAAGACCCTTTTGTTTGTCTTCCATTATTTCCGATGTTTTTTTCCCAAGTACCTGAGGTCAAAGAAAGGGTTAATTTAATTTACCAAAACAAAGAATATCCTTATCAAGACATTTACTATGTTCAAGGAGCCTTTTCGAGTCCTATGAGTTACCCTTTGGAAACAATAGAACAATCCAATAATTTAACTTCGTTAGGTGATAGGGTTAAGGGTACATTACCACTGAAAAATTTAGATGGTAGTTTCAAAAATGTTAAATCATTTGGTATTTTTCCACAACCTGGTGACAACGCACTTTTAGGTAGGGGAGCCTCGGATGTTATTGTTAAGAAAAATGGTGTTCTTATTAGAGCTAGTAAGACCAAAAATCTCAATCCTAATCAATTCCCAATAGCAAATAGTAAGAGTGCCTTCCTACAGGTCTCAGAGTTTGACACAAGGGTGGAAAAGGGGAAACAAAAGACTTTAATAAAGACAACGCCAGTTAGCCAACAAATCAAAAAACTAATAGAATGGGATATTGATAATTTGGAAAATATGATGGAACAATTTACAGGTTCTATTCGTTTGTATTCTCTAAAACCAACCACCCAAACTCTATCCGATAATATCCAATATGATAGTAATTTGGACTCGGTAAGGTCATTAGAGTATTATGAAAATTTTACCAATCTACCATTTGAAGAAGCCGTCAATAGAATCAACAGATTTATCCAAGGAGTAAACGATGGAAAAATTGTCAATGGACCAAGTGTTAACGAACAATTTCCCTTCGTTTATAGACCTAACGTAACCATTCGAAACGTATTGACTACCAATTCGGTTCTGTCAAACTTGGGTGACCCATTGGCTGTAATATCTTATAGTAACAGTTTACGTTTTTTGAATAAAGTTACTTTGAATCCGGGTTTGGGAATCGCGAGTTACAAATTCGGAATGGTAAGGTCCAAAGGTGAAATCGGAAAACCATTTAAGGTTGAATTGGAAACCGTTACACCCAAAAACGTAATCAATGATTCAGGAACTTTCGTTGGTTTGGGAGGAGACACTTTATTCCTTATATCTCACAAGTCTAATAAGCCTGTCGATACCAACGGTACAATTTATGGTTTTACTCAAGAACAGTTGGAAAATAGGGTCCTACCTAATACATCATCTATGGTTAGGGGTGAGGAACTTATTCAACTACTTAATTTGATTGTTCAGTTCTTGGTTGCACACGTTCACCCAATTCCAGGTGCAGCACCTGTACCAGTTGCTTTGGACAACACTTCCGCAATACAAATATTAACAGAACTACAAAATGCTCAAAATAAGATTTTGAGTCCAAATATTCGAATTAATTGATATTTATATAGAAAAAATATAAATGTCAATCTTAAGGTCATACTATAGTAGGAATAATACCATCCAACAAAACAGTTTTGTAAACACAGGTCGCAACCCTGTTACCCAACTTTATTTTGGTGAAGATTTAGTTTCCTTTGCTCCAAACGGATTTACAAGATTCATTTTTGATTTGGATTTGGACCTTCTTCGTCAAAAAATTGCCACAGGTGATATCTCAACAGGATGCACACCTTACATGACTCACACCCTTACAATGACAAACACATCATCATTTGATGAAATGTTATTGAATGACACAACATCCGATGGTTCAAGAAGAGCGGAATCTTTTGATTTAATTTTATTTAGAATCCCAACTTATAGTGGTTCAACAGGAAGTGGACAAACATGGGACGAAGGTGTTGGCTTTGATTATGTTGATGTACCAGCTGTCGCTCAGTGGGGTAACAACCAAGCATTCTCAACTCGTCCTTCGAATTGGTATCAAAGAACAACTATAACAGATTGGTCACAACCTGGTCTGTATGACAACACAAACTCTTTGACAGGTTTAACTGGTTTGAATTATTCAGCCATTACTATCGTTGATAGACAACATTTTGAATATGGTAATGAAGATATTGATTTTGACATGTCAAATGAAATCAATAATCTTTTGAGTGGTGCAACAACAGGTGTTACGGGTTGGGGAGTTGCATATGTACCAGAAATAGAAAATATTACAGGTCTTACCGAAGATTATTCAGTTGGATTTTTTACAAGACACACCCAAACTTTTTATCAACCATTTTTACAAACCACCTATGATGATTTAATTTTGGACGATAGAAACACTTTTGTTTCCAACAAATTTAATAAATTATATCTGTATATATTCAGTAATGGTGATTATAAGAATTTGGACTCACTACCTACTGTTGATATATTAGACCCCAACGGGGACCCAATTCCCGATAATGCCAGCTATAGTTACACAGGACTTACAACTTGTTTGAAAACAAGAGGAGTTTATGAAGTCACAATACCACCAATAACAGGATATACATCTCCATGTCAATTCAATGATGTTTGGACTGATTTAGTAATAGACGGTGTAAGCTTAACTGATGTTGAAAATTCTTTCATACTTCAATCAACATCAGCCCTGTATCAAATTGGTTCAGTTTCGAAAGACCCAGTGTTGTATGGTTTTGATTTCAGTGGTATCAAACAAAACGAAAAAATTCTCAATACGGATGTAAGAAAAGTTATGGTAACCATCAAACAAGCTTACACATCTCAATTCGTTCTACAAAATATAGATGCTTACTACAGAGTGTATGTAAAAGAGGGGACCACAGAAGTCCAAGTTCAAGATTGGACTCAAATTAACAGAACTCCGAATGAGTATTATTTTATCTTTGATACAAGAGACAAAATCCCAAATCAATATTATGTTGATATACAGGTGAACACTAGTGGTGAGAAAGATACTTATCAAAGACAACTAACTTTTGAAATAGTTAACAAAAAATGAAAAAGGTAATCAAACTATCAGAATCTCAACTTTATGAGGTAATCAGAAAATCACTACAAGAAGAAAGAACAGAAAACTATATGTTCTTTGCTAATTTGGAACAAATAAAAAGACAAGCAGACCTTTTATTGGATTTGCCAAAAGAAGTTGTTGAAGGTTTTTTACAAAACGGTCATGATTGGGCTGATGACCATGTTTCTAAGTCTAAAGAAAATTTAGACCATGTCTTTGAATTTATGATGAATGAGGTACACTCTGATGATAACGAATATCAAAACAATCCTGAAATATCTACCTTAGAAGAATCTAAGAAAAAGAATAGAAAGAAAACAGGTACTAAATTATGCGCAAGAGGTAAGTCTGCAGCTAAAGCTAAATTTGATGTTTATCCAAGTGCATATGCCAACGGTTACGCAGTTCAAGTCTGTAAAGGTAAGATGCCAGGACTCGACGGAAAGAAACATTGTTCAGGGGCTTACTGTTAATTTTTTTTTGGTACAATAATTTTTTTTCATATATTTGTACCATGAAATCAATTCGACACCTTTTTCGTAGGTTCCTACAAAAAACCGTTATCCAAGTTATAAAATATTTGGACTACGATAGACAATATCGTTCAGTCTATGAAAAAGATTGTCTACTGATTTGTAATAAAATGATTTTGCGAGAAGATAGTAATCTTCTCATGACACCAATCTCCAATAAACGTTATATTAAAAACGATATTCTTGGAATTTTCATCGTCATCGATGGTAGTTTGGTAAATGTAATTAATCACAAATACTCATATACCGTACAAATTTCAGAAAAAACTCGTCAAACCATTCAAAACTTATTCAACGATAAAATTGAATTACAACGAAAAAAGATGGAGGATGAGATTACAAAGAATATTAAACATTCCTTGAAGACTATTGCCCATAGTTTAGATTGAGGGGCAAATACTTTCGGCTAATTTTACTGCATCCTCTTCGTCAATTAAACCGATACGGTATAAAACACAGTAATACCTTGGATTTTGTTGTAGATGGTCGGTAGCAATTTCGATTGCCACTTTTGGGTCCGATGAGTGCTCCATCTCAACTAATTTACCAAGTTCTAACATGTCATTTCTTTCAATTCTTTCGCGGAGGATGGACTTAATAATTTGTCGCATTCCTTCATTAGTTTTCTTTTTTGGTTTATATGATGTCATTACAGGTTTCTGTCCTTTACCTGTTTGAGTATCTTTCTTTTCAGCAGCTCTTTTTTGTCTACAAGCCGCTTTTTTTTCAGAATCACTCATTTTTCCTGCAACACCTGCCGCTCTACATTTTGGATAAGATTTAGAATCGGCTTCTTTCCGTCCACACGGTGGGTGTTTTCCATCTTTGTCTTTGGAACATATATTTACCCATGGACCCTTGGGTTGTGAACTACCTTTTGGTTTCTTTTTAGTTCCAAACCAAACCGCCAAATCTTCTTTCAAATTGTTTTGCATGTTGTTTTTTTCGTGATTTTTACGATACTTGCAATAAATACTAACACCATTTGAATTGTTATGGAAAATACAGAAAAAAACGAAGATATTTTAGGAACTATCTTTGATGATGTTCATTTTACATCTCAGACAGACCTTAATTTGTTAATAGACGGAATGTCACAAGAACAAGCTTCAATTTTTATTAAAAAATCTTTAGAGTGTGCTTACCGTCGTGGTGTTTTCACTTTACAAGAAAGTGAAATTGTATCAAAATCCCTTAGATATATTTGACAAGAATCGAACTCCTATTAAATAGGGTTCGGTACATAGTCTAAAGTAATTACAGTGTTCGGACACGTTTTAGTGTAACTATATGAGAAGTTGTTTGGTGTTCCATCACTAACTCTAACAATCGTAACACCGTTCGCACCTCCGCTTGTCGGCGTCATATTGATTGCTGAAGTATCATAAATACCAACACATGAACCACCTGCAACGTTTATTGCACTACCATTTAATGTAATTGTTGAGTTGTATGGTACACTGATTGTGTCAGTACCACTTCCCGCAATTCCCAATGCATTTTTAGTATAAACATTACCACCATTAACCAAGATTTCAAACGTACCTCTAGCACATGTTTGAATTGCCCAGTTGATTTGGATTTGGGTCGAACAATTCGATTGTGTTGGTGTTGGTGTCTTAGTCTTTGTTGGTGTAGGTGTTGCTACAGGTGTTCCGGTTGGAGTCCTTGTTGGGGTTGAAGTTGGAGTTTTAGTCGGGGTCACCGTTGGGGTTGCCGCTGGGGTTCTAGTTTGAGTAGGTGTTGGAGTTGGAGACACGTTACATGTATTACAAGCAGTTTGGTCAGTTTTACTTGTTACATATAAATCTGCAGGTCCTGGCGAAGGCCCAACAACAATATAACAACCACTTCCTCCATCGAAATTAATATAAACTACGTCGTTATTAGGTGCTCCGGCATTTATAAAGTTAGCATATATTACATCACCACCACCTGGACATTCTTCCAAGATATAAACCAATTCCGCTTGAGTTTGTGTTGGAGTCTGTGTCTGAGTTGGAGTAGGAGTTGGTGAAGGACATGGGTACGATGTCAAACAAATCTCACAGTTTTCAGGACCATAATTAGTTATGATATATTCTCCAGATTCTGGTGATATTGGTGTGACCTCACTCGTGATTGTCCAACACTTGATTCCTGTACCATCGGCATTCACAGAAATTGTGTCACCATTTTGAGGTGCTGTCGAAGATAAACTAACAAGAACCCCAGGATTATATCGTTCTCCAGTACAACAATTTGTCAATTCATTAATTGACCAATAAGTTGGTTCGGGTGTTTGAGTCGGAGTTTCTGTTGGAGTAACTGATGCTGTTAAACTTGGGGTAGGAGTGTATGTTTGTGTCGGAGTTGGAGTCTGTGTCGGTGTCGGAGTTGGGGTCTCAGTAGCCGTGTTACTTGGAGTATTTGTTGGTGTGCCAGTCTGAGTTGGCGTTTGAGATGGAGTCTGAGATGCTGTATTACTTGGAGTATTTGTTGGTGTACCAGTCTGAGTCGGAGTTTGGGAAGCTGTATTACTTGGAGTATTTGTTGGTGTTTCAGTTGGAGTTGGTGTTTGTGTTGCAGTCTGAGAAGCTGTGTTACTTGGCGTGTTTGTTGGTGTACCGGTCTGAGTAGGTGTTTGAGATGGAGTCTGAGACGCTGTATTACTTGGAGTATTGGTTGGCGTTTCAGTTTGCGTTGGTGTTTGTGTTGCAGTCTGAGACGCTGTATTACTTGGAGTATTTGTTGGTGTTTCAGTTGGAGTTGGTGTTTGTGTTGCAGTCTGAGAAGCCGTGTTACTTGGCGTATTTGTTGGAGTACCAGTTTGAGTTGGTGTTTGAGAAGATGTGTTGCTTGGAGTATTTGTTGGTGTTTCAGTCTGTGTTGGAGTTTGAGATGCCGTGTTACTTGGAGTATTTGTTGGTGTTCCTGTTTGAGTCGGAGTTGGAGTCGCAGATTCTCCAGGAGTTGGGGTTGGGGTATCAGTCACAGTAGGACTCGGCGTGTTAGTCGGAGTTTCAGTGTTTGATGGAGTATTAGTTGGTGTTGTTGTTGAGGTCTGTGTCGGCGTATTTGTAGGTGTAATCGAAGCGGTCGGAGATGGTGTTTCTCCAGGTGTTGGACTTGGAGTTTCCGTAGGTGATGATGTTATCGAAGGAGTTGGTGTGAATGTGTTGGTTGGTGTTGTAGTCGGTGTACCACTATTTGTTGGAGACAAAGTAATTGTTGGGGTTACCGATGGTGTCGGAGTCTGAGATTCTCCGGGTGTTGGACTTGGAGTTTCTGTTTGTGTTGGTGTAACAGTATTACTTGCGGTAACAGTATTTGTAGGAGTATTAGTTGGGGTATTACTTGCTGTTGGAGATGCTGTAATACTTACCGTAGGAGTACTAGTGACCGTCGATGTTGGTGTTTGGGATGGAGTTTGGGTCGGAGTATCCGTATTTGTTGGTGTAGGAGAATTAGATGCGGTATTTGTGGGAGTTTGAGTTGGAGTTTCACCTGGTGTTGATGTTGGTGATTCAGTTATTGTTGGCGTTGGCGTATTTGATGGAGTAACGCTACTCGTAGGTGTTTGAGTTGACGTTTGAGTTGGAGTATTTGTATTTGTCGGTGTTGGTGAATTTGTTGCCGACAGAGTAATTGAAGGAGTAGGTGTGTTAGTTGGAGTTTGAGTTGGACTTACGGTTGGTGTAGGTGTTGGCGTTGCAGTCCCACTGGAGGTCTGTGTAGGTGTTTGAGTACTCGTTCTCGTTGGACTTGGTGAAGCAGTATTAGTAGGAGTAATACTCACCGTAGGAGTCACCGTAGGAGTTATCGTGGGTGTTGGTGTTGGTGTTGAAGCTGGCGGCCAATCTTCTAACGATAAAATTTGAAAACTTTGAGGAGATGCAGTACTATAAGAAAATATTCTATAATAAATTGTCCTTGTAGCACCTGCAGGAATTTGATAATTGTCAATTACCAAACCATCCGAACATCGAGTGTATGAGATAACCCTAACAACAGTAGATATGTTTTTGATTACAAGTTTTTTACAAAGACTCACCTTTTGAAAATTATATCTTATAAATACCCGTAAAATAAAAAAAGGGAGACTTTCGTCTCCCTTCTGTTGTTAATTAAGATAAATATTATCTCAATTCTCTCAAGTCGAATGTTCTAACACCGTCAACTGTTACTCTACCATAGAAACGGTTGTTAACCATCTTCTTAGCGTATCTAGTCATGATACCCTTGATAGGAGTGAAGTTGAATGGGTTATACATTGTTGGAGTCAATTGTAGAGGTACGTATGGAGCGTAAATGTAACCTGTATCCAACAAGCTAGTTCCTTTGTGTCCAATCAACACTTGGTTAGCTGGGAAGTAAGGGTCACGATACACTTGGTATCTACCTGACAAAGTACCGATTCTTTCGATACCCATGTTGTATTGGTCCTGCTCAGGAGCCGCGTTTGAAACGTGGAAGTACTCCAAGTCGTCAAAGATAGCTGAAACTTCAGAAGAAACAACAATCCAGTTAGCACCACCTCTCAAAGTTGATTTGTGGATTTGAGCTGACAATTGGTTGATTGCAGTAATCAAAGTTTGGTTCCAGTCTTTCTGAGTGTATGGAGTTGTACCGCTAGAAGCAAGTCTCTTCCATCCGTTGTAATCCCATCTTAGGTTCCAAGCCGCACCTTTTCTCAAGTCTCTCAAGATTTCTCTATCGATTTCAGCAGCCACTTGCTCAGACAATAAAGCTGTCAATTCAGCTTCAGCGTCGATGTTGTGGAATGCCGCAACGTCTTGTGCCAATTCAGGAGACCATTGTGCTCTAAGTTTTCTTTCTGTAACAGAAACAGTTACTGACTCAAGGTCGAAAGAAACTTCACCGATTTGGTCTTCGAATTCAAGTTCTTTGTAGATTCTGTAAACACCAACGAACGCTTGGTTCAATGCTGTTGTAGACGAGAATGTAGAACCTGTGTAACCATCAGGAGATGTTTGACCACACTCAACACAAACAGGAACCTGAAGGTCAACCTCCAAGTAGATTCTACCGTTAGCGTCACATACGTTGTAGTACTGACCACCTGAACCAGTTGTTGGCCAAGTAGTTGAAGCTTGGTTACCGTATTCTACGATACCCTTACCATATCTTTGAGTTACTACTCTGAATAAGTAAGGATTGTTGAAGTTAGCAACTGTAGTTGGGTTACCAGGAACACCGAAGATGTTCAATCCTGAAAGGAATTCTTCTGTATCCATAGTGTTACCATTAGGTCCGATAAGTTGACCAGCACCTGCATTAGAGAAACCACTCAATACGATAATAACCTTTCTGTAATCGTTTGTAGTGTATGCTGAAGGAACCATAAGACCATTGTTATTCCAAGCTACAGTTGTAGTAGTAGCTGTAGTAGCTGACCACTTACCTTTAGAGTAGTCGAACAAACCTGGAGGATTCAAACCAGCTTCGTTACCTTCGTAGAACAAGTCATACAAATCCTTTGTGTATGTAGGATTGTAAGAACCTGTACCGTTAGTGTAACCAGCGTCAGGATTACCTGGGTAGTTACCTGGAGAACCTACAGGAGCGTAGTGGTCACCAGATTGACCGAAGTAACCTAGGTCGTTAGGAGTAGTACCACCAGAGTAACCTTGGATTTTAGGTACGAAGTAGAACAATTTACCGATTGGTAAGTTCATTGCTTGTACAGATACGATATCGTTTGCAAGAAGTTTAGAGAATACTCTTCTTACGATTGGGAAAACTACGGTCTCGAAAGAACCTGAGTCAGAAGTTGAAGAAGCTTCGTTAATCAAATATGAAGCTTGGTTTTCGTACAACTGAGCTACGTTCTCTTTCAAGTGACCACCTAGACCCTCAAGGAATCCTAATTTGTCCCACTTATTTACTGTGTCTTCTTTGATAACTTTCAAGTGCTTAAGACCGATGTTACCAACTAGACCACTTTCTAATAATGCACCCATTTTAATATTGGTTTTTTTAATTTATTTATTTTTATCTGTTAATTTTTGACATGATATCCTTCATTCTTAAGAACTGTGGATTTTCATACGTTTTAGATTCAATTAAGTTTTGTGCTGAACCTGATGCTGGAGATTTGTCAATCTCTTTGATAGATTCAGTTACAACACTTTGAACCTGAGTATTCAACTCATTTTTAATAGTACCATACAGATTTTTAGATTCTTTAAGACTTTCCACATCATCAAATCTTCTTAGGATATTGATTTTTTCTTGTTTTGTGGTTGTATGCTCTGTGAACAATCTAGTAGCGTATGCCAAATTTGAATTAAATACCGCAACTTCATTCAGTTTTTCTCTGAACACGTTAAGAGCCTTACGGTACTCATCGTTTTTATTTCTTAATCTTTCGACTTCTTCTTGAAGATATTCGTTTGGTATAACTTTCATTTTTGGAAGACCTTTTCTCATAGGGTAATTTCTTGTTCCATTACCTAATGTTCTTGCAGCTTCTGAATGTTCTCCTTTTTTACGAGTTTCAAAATGAGCATCGTCTCTTCTTGCTTTGGTAGTTTTCAAATCCTTACCAGCAATCTTGCCGTGCTTCATTCCTTCTCTCTCGTCTTCACGAGCATCATAACCCTGCTTCTTTTTTGCTTCTGTATATTCAAACTTCTTAGGTTTCAAATTCATATTAACACCTTTAGCTGAACCTTTAGGTTCGATGACTTCTTCCTTAGTTTCCATCTTCTTACCTTCTTTGAATTCAAAATCAGGTTTTCCTGTTTTAACACCTTTACCTACTACAGGTTTGGTCATCATGTCACCTTCTTTTGTTTCCATTTTCTTAGCTTTATTTGTTAATGTTGATTTTTTTGTGTGACCCATAACTGGTTTGAAACCAATAGCCTCCATCATGTCTTCTTCTTCCATGTACTCTTCGTCCATTTCTGAATCTTCCATTTCATCATCTTCCATGTCCATTTCGATTTCATAAACAACTTCATCTTCTTCCATTGAGTCTTCTTCTTCCATTTCAGATTCTTGGAAAATACTGTCCATCATCGAATCTAGCTCTTCATCAGAAATGTTTTCTTCCATCTCTTCTCCGTGCATCTCTTCATCGATAACTTCTTCATCAGACTCATCGTCACCTTCAGTTTGAATGATATACTCAACATCCTCATCGTTATCAGTAAGATGAATATCTTCATCATCCTGAGTTACAATAATTCCATCTTCATCACCCATTTTCTTGAATACTTTAAGAATTTCTTCTGTAGAAGCATTTCTAAGGTCGATTGGTTGTTCATCTTCTTCTTCATCATCCATAGAAAGTTCAAAATCCATTTCATCTTCAGACTCCATGTCATCCATGTCGTCTTCAGAATTCATATCAATCATTTCTTCGGATTCATCGTCAGATTCTTCGGAATCCATATCAATAGTCATAACATCCATTTCAGGTTGTTCGTCCATTTCCATTTCGTTAGATTCCTCTTCAGCCTCTTTCAAAGACTCTTTTACTAGTTCAGAGATTTCTTCCTTCATTGTAGAAGCAAGTATTCCTTTTGCATTTTCCGCTACTACTTGTTCCAAATTTTTCATTTGGAGTAGTGCTTCCTCAACTAATGACTTATTTTCTGCCATATTATATTGTGAATAATTTACACTATAAATATAGCCAAAACTTAAAAAATTCTTTTTTCTGTTATTATAAACTTCATATAATTAAAAAACCCCTCTTTCGGAGGGGTTTTCTTATTCTTCAATCACTTCGTCTATTTTACTTTCAGATACTGCGGTTATTCTCCAATCATGTTGAAAACCCGAATATCTTTTTGTGACTTTAGCTTCTACATCAGTTACGTTATATCCTCTTACGAGTTTTTCCTCTCTGATTTTCTTGATTTTACCTGTATTATCATCAGGTAAGTCATAAGTGATTTTTGTTACAAAATATTTTTCGTCCATAAGAATTTTTTTATTTATTCAAATAATGATTTAATTTTTTCAATAAGTCAACTGAGCGATTCAAACCAGTTGAATGAATTTCGGTAGAACGTTCCCTTTTTTCCTCTTCCAAATTTTCTTCGAAGTTATTTCTATCTTCAGGATTTGTGAAAAGATATGCTCCAGGTGTAGATGGTGAAGAAACCAAATCGAAACAAATCAATTCAAAATCATCTTGAACTTCATTTTGTTCCCCAACTTTTTTAAGGGACCCAACACCTCTTGATGATATACCCAAAGTTACACCCTGTCTCAAAAGGTTTGCCGCTTGGTCACCTTTGGTAGATACAATACCTCTTTCATGAAACCCAGGTGAGGTTAACAATTTTAATTTACCCATCAAAATATGACCGTCCCACCAAACATCTTCGATACTGTGTGAAACTCTATCCAAATCAATCAGTGAAGATTCAGGGTGATTGAGTTCAGAAAGTGCTACACCTTTCGCGATTGCCTTTTTATAGTTTTCGGCTTCTCTTTTAAGGATTCTCTCGGGATAAACACGACCATTTCTGTTTGGTGTATTATACTTTTGTAATACGGCATAAAACTCAAAAGGTTTAGAATAATCCAACATAGTTTTGTTAGATTCTTGAATCATTTTTTTGTTAAACTCATGGTTAGGTGATACTAAACCTGCATCATATTCAATTAGAATTCCTTTGCCAGTATCGTTAGGTCCCAAAATTTTCATAAAGATATTTTAGTAATAAATATACCTTTAAGCTTCTTTTACTTTTTTTGAGATTGTAAAATCAAAATATTTGTTTTTCTTGAAATTCTCAATGTATATATTTCGAGTAACCCTTCTTAGGGATTCTTTGAGGATTACATCTTTGAAATCGAATTCTTGGTTTGTAAAAAAAGTAATTTCCAAATTCATAAAACTCTTTTTTCCTGTAACAATACCACTACTTCTCAAATCTAAATCTACTATATAGTTTTCCTTAAAGATTTCTTTATCCAAAACTTCGTAGACAGAATTTTTTATTGTCTTAGAAAAATATGAAACAATTCTGTCCCAATTTTCATATTCATCTTTGGGATTGACCCAACTTTGTAAATTTAGATAAACTGATTTTAGATTTTTTGAGTCTACTGTTCCGTAAGTAATTTTAGCTTCGGGAAACCCTGCAATACGAGAGGTTTTTCCTTTTTTCATGTGTTATTTGAGTACTACTAATTTATTTGTAGTAAAATAATAGGTATAAAAGTTACTCCGTCAAATTTTTTCTTTTTTACAAGTTATTTATACCAATAAACAAATCTATGCTTCACGTAATAGTCGAAAAGTCAAACATCGAAAAAGCCCTCAAAATTCTTAAGGGAAAAGTTATTAAAACCAAGCAATTGGACAAGTTACGTAAAAGACAACAATTCCAAAAAAAGAGCGTTTCACATCGTTCCCAAATTTTGAAAGCCAAGTACGTTCAGAATAAAAAGGATAGTGAAAAAGATTAATTAAGATTATTGAATAAATTATATAATCTTACGTAATTAATCTTTGAATAGTTGTCTTGTGAAACTTGTTCGATAGTTTCGTTCAATTTATTTTGAGTAAGTTCATCATCAGATGAAATCTTTCTCAAAGCATCTACCGTTTTAGTTTTTAAGTCTTCGAATTCTACTGTTAGTTGTGTATCTTCAGTCATTAAAACTTTTGACAAATCTTTTTTTGAAGATTCATCTAAATTTTGAATATAATTTTCCAACTGTTTTCCCGCAATATTGAAAATTGTTTCAATAGGTAAATTAATTGATTCTTTTACTTGTGGTTTTTGAGTCAAAGTTGAAATAATATTTTTTCTACTTTCCACAGATTCTAAAATTGTTGTTGGAAGGGTGTATACCAAATTGTCAATTGATTTGTATTGGTTTTCACAAACAACATCCTGAGTCCATTTTACAACTTTTGTCAAATCTAATTTCGGTAGAAACTTTTCAATTTGTCTAACAGACTCAGAAATAAATAATTCAGCAGTTTCTTTATCCAAACCTTGACTCTTATCAAGTTCAGTATATAGGTGAGTCAAAGAACTAATTGTTTTATTCTCCAAAACAAATTTTTTGAAGTTTAGTGTATCTTCTTTCAAAGTACCATTCACGTATGACGATACCATTTTTGACTCAATTTTAGATAAAATTTCTCCGAAGTTCATTTGATATATTTTACTATAAATATATTAGTTAATTAGTTTAGACAGACGCTCTTCTATTTCACCCAAAGAACGTCTTCCTTTATCCAAATCAATTTCCATAATTGTCCCCAAGTTTTCTGAAGTTGTAGAACCTCCATAAAGTTTATCAATATTATCAAATAAACCAGTCTTGGTAATCACGTTAGGAGTATTTTGAATTTCAGTTGCAACGGCCTTTTCGATTCTCTGTTGTTGTAAATCCAATTTGATTTCTTCATCTGAGAAACCAATTATATGTTTTTTAGCCCATGTCTGTGAAACAGGTGCAATACCATCTACCGCTGTCACGGCATCTTTATACAATAACATTTTTTCTTTCCAAACATCTATGGTAAGTAAATCAGCTTGTTTCGATGGATTTGTCAAACTAAGTTGGAACGAACCAAGTTCGTCTTCAAATCCCAATAAAAACAAATGAACAATTGCAATCTTATTTAACTCGGCAATCATAGATTTTTGAATCCTATTGATTGTACGGGCAAAACGGATGTCTTGTAGAGATAAGTTTCTACCATCTCCCACAACTTCTTCAAATCCCAAAAACGCCTTTGGAATCCTCAGTGCTGTCAATAATTTCTTTTGAATGTATTCAATGTCGGCGATTTCTGATAAGTTTTTCGCACCATCCAAGGTTTCAATCGGATTTGGAGCTGCTGGGTCTCTAACTGGAATAAAGAAATCCTGGTCAACCGCCATTTGGTTGAATCTCATATCTACGTTTCCTGTTTGAGGGTCTACGACAGAGTCTTTTTTGAATTGTTGTGCAAACCTTTGTAGGTATGGTTGAACGTCTTGGTCTTCCATATTACCCACGTAAACTTTGAAAACTCTTCTCTCGGGTGCTCTTGATACACGATAAACCAACATAGCGTCTTCCGAAAGAACCAGTTGTTTCCAAATTCTTCTAGCTTTTTCCAACATGGAAGTACCATAAGGTAATTTTCTATCGTCACCCAACAATCTAAAGTGAGCAATCTCCCAACTATTAAATTCTAAGTTTTTGTTTTTCCACGTAAAAGTTAAACTTCTAGCATCTGTTGTTGTAGGAGCACCACCCAACCCTGAAGTTGCTCGTCCTCTCATACCTACTTCAATTCTTTCAATTTCGATGTTTGGTAGTTGTAAACAACCAACAACACCCTTGACTGGGTCCAATTTTAAGAAAACAAAGTTATCACCATATTTCGAAGTGTTTCTTGTCCACATGGGAAGGTTGGTGTTGATATCCAAAGCATTGTTAAATAAATCACCCAAAATAGATTTGATACGTGGTGAGTCAGAATAGATTTGTAACATGTATCCATTCTCATCCACTGTGGTAGATTCTTCAGCATAGGTATCCAAAGCGGCAGAAATCTCGGGAGTGTATTCCATTGATTCGTAGTCGTAATATGAAGCCAATCTTGTTGGTTCATAATAAATTGCTTGAGAGTATAAATTATTCTCAATTTTTGCCCATTGTTGAGACAAATAGTAAGTTTGACGAGCTTGTAATTTTTGTTTTTCGTATTCGTCTTTGTCCGTAGTTCTCAATAAAACTTTTTTGTCGTATTGATACGTAGGAATATCTTGACCCAATAAAGAATTGGGTCCGAAAGTTTGGGATAACCTCTGCCAAACTGTTAAATTTTTTTCATTTTCTGCCATCATACAAAAATTACATCAAGCCAATATTTTATCAACGCTTGCCACCGCCGAATAACCATAAATACTTTTCATAATCGCTTTTGCTAGGTTCATTTTGATATGCAACATTCCTTTTGAAGTTATTATTCGAAATAGATGGGTTGAAGTATGTTTCTTGTGGTTTTTCATATGATTGAACCGTCCATGATTCCAACATAGTTTTGGCCTGCTCAGATACCTTTGTCAATTGGGAAAACGATGAGTCAGAAACATACACAGCCATTGCCAAGGACATAATCAAATCATCATGTTGCCCCTTCATGTGGTCTGGTCTACCATTGATGTAAACAAACGTATTCATCTCGTTCAATAATCGTGAAGACCTAATTTTTAATCCATGTCTTAACCCTTCTTCAAAAGATGCAATTATTTGAACACGTTTTGAGTTAAAGTTAATACCCGGAATCTTCAAATCCATTTTTGGGTCATACTTCCATTTATTACCAAACTCTACTCCATCGACATACAAATCTTTATAACCAAGTTCTTGTAATTTCCTCGAAGTCGATACCCCCATCCCACCTGTGATATCCACAACAATAAAGGCTTTATACATATTCCCCCATTTATAGGCAATTTCAGCTAAAACATCAGGTGGAACTTTACCTATATATTCCGCAACTTGTTCCCTGTCATCAAAATCATAAATTTGGAAGGTGGAAAAGTCT